AAACGACAATAAATAACTATAAGGCTACCCAGCTTAGGCTGGCCCCAACATAAAGGAGTAAGAAATGTCGGAAGCCCAAACTATTGCAGTTGAATCTGCATCACACATGCGTAATATGTCTCGCGTACAAAAGGATGAACAGGAGTTAGCTCAGCTTTTAAAAGATGCTGGCATAAAACAGGACGATGAAGAGCAAGAAGCCTCAACAGAAGAAGTTACTCAAGAAGAATCCAGTAGCCCAAAGTCTGTCGAAGCCCCAGTACCACCAACAAGTGATACCAAACAAGAAGAAACCCCAGAGAAAGCAGAAGCATCCACAAAGGATGATGCTGATCTGAGTGCAGAAGAGAAGAGCTTTAAAAAGCGCTACTCTGATATCCGTAAGTACATGCAAGAGAAAGATGCAGAGTATAAAGCGGAGTTAGACAAGTTAAAAGGTCAACTAGACTTAGCTGCTAAGAATGAGCTTGTACTACCTAAGTCAGAAGAAGAGATTGACGCTTGGACTAAGAAGTACCCTGACGTAGCTGGTATCATTGAAGCTATTGCAGATAAGAAAGCTAATGAACGTGCTTCTGATCTGGATAACCGCTTACAAGAAATAGAAAGTATGCGTACTCAAGCCAAGAAAGAAAAGGCAGAGGTAGAGCTACTTAACATTCACCCTGACTTCGCACAGATACGTGAAGATGATACATTTCATACATGGGCAGAAGAGCAGCCTAAGTGGGTACAGGATGCTTTGTATGAGAATACAGACGATGCTAAATCTGTAGCTCGTGTATTAGATCTCTACAAGGTAGATAAAGGCATCAAGACAATGAAGCAGTCTAGCAGCGATAAGAATGCTGCTTCTTCTGTAAAAGCTAAAAAGGTATCTACACCTAACCCTGACGATTCATCTAACTACATTAGTGAGTCTATGGTAGCTAAAATGTCTATTAAAGAATACGAGAAGCGCATGGAAGAGATCTTAGATGCTCAGCGCTCTGGAAAATTTATTTATGATATGTCAAAGAAGTAGTTGACAATAACATTATCATAGATAAAACTATAGCATATACACATATATTAAAGTGTGTGTATGCTTTATGAAAAGCACAATCGCCACAAATATAAGACTCACCCTGACGTATAGGCCCAGCGCTTACAGAGAGGCATCTCTAAAGCAAAGCTGACTACCCTATTACAGAAGGCCTCTTTCAAGTGGGTATAGTGTTACTATCAACGCCATATCATTGAAAGGAAACCATTATGGCTATTACATCCGCATCAGGTGGATTTAACGGAAACTTCTCTCCGATTATCTACTCAAAACAGGCACAGATTGCTCTACGGCGCTCTGCTGTCGCTAACGCAATTACCAACAACTCATATTTTGGTGAGATTGCAAACCAAGGCGACACTGTTCGCATCCAAAAAGAGCCAGACGTAACCGTCAACGCTCTGCAACGTCATACAAACATCTCTGTTGAGAAGCTTGATGACTCTGACTTTTCATTGACCATCGACAAAGCAAACTACTTTGCCTTCAAGATGGATGACATTGAAGAGCAATTCGCCAATGTAGACTTTGTTCGTTTAGCATCTGATCGTGCAGCTTATAAAATGGCTGACTCAATGGATACAGACGTACTGTCATACATGTCTGGTTTCACCTCTGCAGGTGCACTTATTACAGCTACATCTGGTGATGCACAGCATCCAACAGCCGGTGAGCTTGATGGTGAATTCTTGAAAGTGAATCACTTGGACGCTACTGACTTTGGTCAGTTGGGTACTACAGACAGTCAATCCTCACCAGTAGCCTATGCAACGGGTGACTCAATTCCGTTAGCTCCACGCTTGCCTGGTGCAACTGCTTTGTCCGTAGCAACTGTCTCACCTTTGACAGTTATTGCGCGTATGGCTCGCCAGATGGACACAGCTAACGTTGAGTCACGAGGGAGATGGCTGGTTGTTGACCCGGTGTTCGTAGAGATGCTCAAAGACGAAGATAGTCGCATGTTGAACGCCGATTTCGGTGGTGCTGGCTTGCAAAACGGTCTTGTGTTGAATAACTTGCACGGCTTCCGTGTATATGTTTCAAACGCATTACCTGCTAAGGGCACTGGCGCGGGTACTTCTGGTACTGATGCTCAAGACACCAACTTTGGTGTTATCTTGGGTGGTCAGGATGATGCTGTTGCTTCTGCAGAGCAGATCAACAACGTGGAAAACTATCGTGATCCCGATTCATTCGCTGACATCGTGCGCGGTATGCACCTTTACGGTCGCAAGATTCTTCGCCCACAAGCATTGGTCACTGCAGCATACAACGCTGCTTAATTAATGTTATACTCAGGGGCTGGCTATATGCTGGCCCCTTTGTGCTTTGTTTATAAAGGATACCTTTAATGGCTATTACTACAGCAATGTGTAACACGTTCAAGCAAGAGCTACTTAACGGTGTTCACGATTTAGATACAGACACTTTAAGAGTAGCTCTAATTAAAGCATCACCTTCAGGTACATACGGAGCAGGTACAACAAACTACTCTGACGTTACAGGTAATACAGATGAGGCTGTAGGTACTAACTACTCAGCAGGTGGTCAAGAGCTTGACTCCGCTACAATTACCTTATCAGGTAACACAGTATTTGTAGACTTTGCAGATGAAGTATTTGCTACTTTGACAATCTCTGCAGATGGCGCTATCATATATAATGCATCACAAGCAAATAAGGCTATAGCTACATTTGATTTTGGTACTACAGTAACATCTACTGCAGGTAACTTTACTGTTGTATTTCCTACAGCAGACGCTTCAAATGCAGTAATTCGTATTACTTAATATTAATAAGGTCTATTAAATGGCGTTTATACTAAAAGATAGAGTAAAAGAAAGTACAGTAACTACAGGCACAGGTAATTTAAGTCTGGCTGGTGCTGCTGCTACTTTTGATACCTTTCAGTCACACCTCTCTAATGGGGATACGACTTTTTACGCTGTTGTACATACATCTTCTGGTGTAGATGAGTGGGAAGTAGGCCTAGCTACGTGGAATACTGGTAACACACTTTCACGTACAACTGTACTATCAGGATCTAATGGTACATCTGCAGTAAACTTTTCTGCTGGTGCTAAAGACATATTTATGACTTTACCTGCAGATAAGATGTTACACTTAGATGCCAATGGTGATGTTGATATTAATGGTGGTACTATTGATGGCACTGTTATTGGTGCTGCTCAAGCTGCTGCTTCTAACTTTACTACTATAGACGCTACTGGAAATGTATCTGTAGGCGGGCAACTAGACGTAGCAGACTGGATAGATCTTTCGGCACAAGCGTCACACCCTGCTCACGGTGAAGGTCGTTTATGGTATGACAATATACATAAGACGATTAACTACTACTCTGATGATGCGGGAGTTGTACATGAGTTAGGTATTGAAGAACACGCCAGAGTGTATAATGAGACAGGTTCTACTTTATCTAAAGGTACACCTGTGCATTTTGCAGGTACTAAAACATCAAACGGAACGTATGTACCTACTGTAGCTGCAGCTAATGCTACGAGTAGTACAAAGTATAAATCAGAGGGTATGGTCGCTGCTGATATAGCAAACAACTCTTATGGCTACATAATCACTGCAGGTAGATTAGAGGGTATTGATACTAGCCACTTAAGCATAGGTCAATTCTTTACTGGCATTACAGATGGGTCTACACAGACTGCTGCTCCTGTTTATCCTAACTTTCCTATGTGTCTTGGTTTTGTTGTTAGATCAGATGCTACAAATGGTGTAGTATTTCTAGCCCAGCAGAATCACTCTATTAAATCTTTCCGCGTTCAAATGGATCAACATATTGGTGGTAGCTTAACCATTGATGGTGATTTGAACGTTACAGGTTCTACAAATACAACCTCTACATCTGATGTTACTGCTGGTGCTCCTTTCTATCGTGCTAATGAAGGTGATGCGATTGGTGATGCCAACACAACCTTTACAGGCTCTGGACTAGATGACGCTTTCTTTGCAGGACACTTTACAGGAACAGCATCTACTAATTACTATGTAAAAATTGATGGCGTAGGAACACCTGACACTTTTGCAGTAAGTACTGATAACTTTTCTACTACTATCTCTACAGGTAACGCTATTACTGGTAGCGAGCAGATGATCCACAGTGCGGATAACATATCTGTAAAGTTTGGTGCTACTACGGGTCACACACTGAATGATGTTTGGACGGGTACAGCTTCACCTATTAACGTAGATACAGGCTTTTTCTCTAATAGGAACACAGGTACGAGTGGCGTAGGCTACACACATATGGGGTTATTCTATGACGCAAGCGAGTCTAAGTGGCG